ATCTCGACAGGCCGCCCTCGAGTCATTACGGGCGAAATCACCAGCGGATCTCCAGGTAATGACTGATCATGATCTTATCGTCGCCTCCACGACCTTGCTCCTCACCCATGACGAGGCGATCAGTGGGTTGTGGCGGCGGACCGGGCGATTGCTCATCTCCGTGACGGCGTCGCTTGCCATCGGTCTCGGTATCGGCGCGACGCTGATTTATCATTTGTTGCGGACGACCTGACCATGGCATGCAAAGGCCGCAGTCGTTGGTACTATGTGCGCAAGGCCCAGGGAACATTGCGGTCCGCGCGAAGTCACAGACGGAAACGGAAATGACCGGACGCGAATTCTACGAGTCCCTGGCTGACGCATTCGGCGTGGCGGCGTCCACGGCGCAGCGGAACTGGTATCGTCTGGTCCACCGGATCGAGGCGGAGGTCCGCGATGCGCCAGATCCAGAACAGGGGACGATTTCCCGGAGCTGCGCGACGGTGCCTGGTCTGGGTAGCATCCGAATCTATCCCGGCCGCCGCGGTCGGCGCGCCCGCATGCGAATTTTTCCGGCGTTTCAGCGGGCACTTGGGGGAGGGCCGGGAATGGCTGTGGGCGATTTTCCGGGGGGGGTAGCTATTTTGCCCCATCGTTGAGTGTTCTGAACGCTTTTGAACGCGTCTCAGCGAATCGTCGAAGGTTTTAGGAATGAGTCTAAAGTCCGAAAAATGCCCGCAACCGCAATACTCGGTGGAACAGGTCCGCCAGGTGGCGATGATTTTCGTCGCCGAAGGGGGAGTCAAGACCCGGACCCTCGCCCGGATCCGCGAGGTGCTGTTCCCGAAATTTGGGGACGCGACGCTCGACAATTGGGTGAAACGCAATCGGCACGGTTTCAATGATGAGGTGAAGCGGTTCCAGGCCCAGGCAGAGGCGGATGACGAGGTTCGGCGGGCCGTGGACTCGAAACACTGGATCGTAATTGCCCTGGAGGCGAATCAGCGGCGCATGCGATTTTTCCGCCAGCTCTGGGATGGCCTCACCCGCATTCCTGATTGCGATAAATGCGAGCGGAAGTTGGCCACTGAGGATCAGCTCGAGACCGTAGTGTCGCTGGAAAAGATCCTCGAAAACATTGAGGAGTCCGCGATCCGAATCCGTGAGTTCGCCGAGGTCCTGGCCAATCCGAAGGGTGCGGCCGACGCGCGGCGAATCGGTGAGAGCATCATGCGGCGGTTGTTGGCCGTGGCAAACGACGAACAGAAAAAAGTTATGCGCGAACTGGTAGCAAAGGTCAAGGTTCATGTCCTCTGAGATTCAGGAAATCCGGGCCGTGCAGGAAGGCGTAGACGCCGCCTTCAAGGTGGCGGAGATGGAGACCGCGCCCGATCCGAAGCGCGATGCCCTGCGCTTTGCCCTGGCCCATGACCCGGAGGAATTCGGCAAACAGCTATTCAGCCGTCTCATTCGCTTACCGTCCGCACTATGCCATCGTGCGATTGACGAGGCGCGGGGTGATTCGGTGATCGAGATGCCCCGCGGCCACGCGAAGACGACGCGAGGCCTCTTCCTCCGCGTCATGCGGGCCGTGCTCATCGAGCACGTGCCCCTCACTGTGATCGTTGCGGATTCCCAGGACAAGGCGAATGCGGCGCTGGAAACGGTCAGGCATGAATTGGAATTCAACCCAGAGGTCTCTGGCCTTTATGACGAGCAGCGCGGCGAAACCTGGGGCGCGGAAAAAATGACGACGCGCAGCGGATGCTGTGTCATGGCGCGGGGCTGGGGGCAATCCCCGCGCGGGTTGATCTACCTGGGCAATCGTCCCGGCCTCATCGTCGTGGACGACCCGGAGGACCTCGAGAGCGTCCTTTCTCGTGAACAACGCGACAAGACGGAGGCGCAATTTCTCAGCGACCTAATGCCCGCCCGCGAACCGGGCGCGCCTGTCGTGGTGATCGGTACGCGAATTGACGACGACTGCCTGGTCGCCCGGCTCGCCCGCAATCCGATGTTCCAGCATGTGCGCTTCGTCGCGATCGAGCAGGAGGCCGAACGGCAAGACCTGTGGGAGCACTGGCGAGCCATCCGGCTCGGCGAACCTGGTGAAGCGGGAGCGGCCAGCGCCCTGGCCTTCTATGAGCTAAATGCGTCCGCGATGGATGCCGGTGCGAAGGTCCTCTGGCCCGAGCGCTGGCCCTACTACGCGCTCCAGTGCGAGCGGCTGCGGATCGGCAGCGTGGCCTTCGACCGAGAATACCAGATGAGGCCCTACGATCCCACGACGGCCACCTTCCGGCCGGACTGGTTCCGCCGCGTGAAGTTGGCCGACCTCGCCGGCGCGCAGATCACTCGCGTGATCGGCGTGGATTCCGCGCTCGGGCGCACGCGCTCGGCCGACGCGAGCGCGATCGTGGTGATCGGGCGATTGCCCTCCGGGCAGCTCGCCGTGCTGGAGGTGGACGAGGCCGTGCGGTCACCGCACGCCCTGGTCGAGCGGCTCTTTGCGCTCGACGCGAAGCACAAGCATCCGGCCCACCACGTGGAGGCGGACGGCTTCCAGGATCTCCTGCGGCAGGACGTGGAAAAGGAATCGAAGGCGCGCGGCCTCTATCTCTCCGTGCGGCCGATCATGACGCGCGGCGTGCCGAAGTCGGCGCGCATCCAGCGTCTCTCTCCAATGGTGGAGACAGGCACGATCGTATGGAGCGACGGTCCCGGCGTGGAGCGCCTGATCCAGCAGGCGATCCACTGGAAGCCGGAGCAGAAAGGCGACGATCACGGACTCGACGCCCTGGAGATGGCCGTGCGCGGACTGAGCGAGGGCGCCGGCGGCGCCATGAAAAATCTCGGAAACTTAGGACAGTGGTGATGGGCCTAATGGACTACATCCTGCCGAACCGACGGATACGCGAGTTGGAGGGGAAAGTTCGCGAGCTCCAGCGCATGCGAGATGTCTATCTCGCCGGAGGCGTTGAGACCATCGCAGCCGACGATGGCACGAACCCCTACACTACGAAAGAGGCGCAGGTGGCGGAGATCATCCGCAAGTTCCACGGCATCGCCGATTATGGCAACCAATTCGTGCAGCGCATCATTGCGGTAAAGACCTCATTCGTGATGCCGAAGGGCGTGGGCCTGGCGGTAGAAGACGCCGCCGCTGATCCGGCTGAGGCGGAGATGGAGTTTCTGGAGCAATTCCTGGACTATAACGACCTCAATCAGGAGCTCGCCCTGGATCTCCTGAAGGAAAAAGAGATCGAGGACGGAATTCTGGTCCGGCTGGACTGGAACCTCGCCGACAGCCAGGTTGAAATCCGATACGTGTCCTGGAGTGATACGCGCTATGCGCTCACGCCTGCCGTCGCCGGAGATTATCGTTATATCGGCAGCGCATCGTGGACTTATGAAGACAGGCAGGTGACGCTGCCGTGGGAGCAATTCGTTTACACGGCGTTCAATCGGCGGGCGAATTCGTTTACCGGATATCCCGGTCTCGGCTCTGTGCTGCGCGAATGCGAGGACGCGGATAAGATTCTGCGCGATTGGCGGAAGATATCGCACCTCTTTGCCAAGCAGACACCATACTTCAAGTGCAAGGATCGGCAGGAGGTGGATGCAACGACAGCCGCGATCTCGGATAGCGGCTGGAAAATCGGCCAATCGCTTGTCGGCACGGCCGAATTCTCGCTGGTGTATCCTGAAGGCATCACAGTAGACCTGCTGATGCAGGAACTGCTCAACAAGGTCAAGATGATCTCCGGCGCAACGGGCGTTTCGGTTCACTTTCTCGGATTCCCGGACGTGATGTCGAATCGCGCTACGGCGGACGCGATGCAGGCGCCGGTGGAGGTCGTCAGTCAGGGGGAGCTTGGGCGATGGCTCGGATTTTACGAGGAACTGTTCGACAAGGCGATCGTGATGCGCAACAGGTATCTCGGCCCTCCGCTGCGGCCCGGCCTGGTGAAGCCGCAGATCGTGCGCTACACACCTCAACAGATGACAGACGCGAAGGACGTATGGATCCCGGCCTTCGAGAAGAATCTGGTCAGCCGCCGCGAGGCGCGGGCGAAACTCCCGGATATCCAGGTGGATGACAAAGCCGCGTTCGCCGAGATCGCGGAACGCGAAGAGGCCGCGCGGAATACGGCGGCCACCAGGAGTTTGTTCGCGGAGCCGCCACCGGCGGAGAACCAGCCGGGAGGGCAGGAAGAATGAGCGCGTGCGCCACATACGGGTGCCTCATCTCGAACAAGGTCGGCGACGATCAGTGCAACCAGTGGGCCGCCCGTCATGCGGAGTGCCGGGTTTGCGGACACTGGTGGATTGCGGTCTTCCCCGTCTGTATCGCAGAGGATCTGCGGTGCGCAAAATGCGATGCGTGCGCCATCGAGCTGGAGATTGTCGAGCCGCCCGATGGGCAGGAGGCCGCGACTGAATGAGTACTCGAACTATCGAAGCCGGTCGCATTGTCGAAACAATCGCCCAGGAGGCCACAGGCCACCTGCTCGATAAACTCCGGCGCATCGTGAGTCGCCAAGAGGAATTCGTTCTTTTACAAGTAAAGCGTTCCTGGCCAGAAAAGGCGGAGATCCGCATTCCCTTCCGTGCGGAGTGGCGCGAGGCGTTTATGGCCCTGCTTCTCATTGCAGTCGGCGAGGGCAGAACGAAGGCGAAGGCGGAGATCGCCAAGCGCCGGCGCTCCGTATCTCGCACGGCGCGCGTGCGCGAGGCCCGCCGCAAACCGGCGACTGGAATCCCGGCGGTGCAGTCCTACGCTGAATGGGCGCGGAGCATCGAAACCCGCGCCTTCCGCGAACTGGTGGACGAGGTCGAACCGATCCTCACTGACGCGATGAAGAAGTCAGTCTCGCTCGAGGACTATTGGGTCTACGAGGACGGCAAACGGGTCGGCGAGAAACAACCTGGCCTCCTCACTCAGCTCGGCGAGGTCTTTGAGGATGCCCAGGGCTACGAGCTCGAGCGCAAGGCGCGCACGGAGTACACGCGGGCGACCTCGCTCGGCGCGTTATACGAGTATCGTGAGGACCCGATGGTGAGCGCGGTGGAGTTCGTGGCGGTGATGGACTCGAGAACTTCGGATATCTGCGCCATGATGAACGGTACCGTGTTTCACGTGGATGATCCTCAACTCGCGCGGCATTCGCCGCCGCTGCACGTGAACTGCCGTTCGGCGCTTATCCCTCGGATGATCGGCGAGGGCATCATCCCGAATGCGTATCAGAAACGCGAGTATACGAACAAAGAGACCGGCGAATACGTGAAGTTTGCCCCCGTGCAGATTCGCACGGATTTCAAGGCCGGCCTGGGCAACGAGAACCTCTCGAAGCGCGTGATCAAGCCGTTCGTGGGGCGGGCTGAGGCGCAGCAGATGGCGGACGTAGCGAAAGTCGTTCAGAAATTAGGAGCTCAGGCGTGAAAACGAAACCCATGCGATTGACGATCACGGGCCGGATCACCGAGTTGGCGGACAACGACGTAAAGGGCCGCGTCGGGGAGCGGCGCTACGCTGCGATCAAGGAGCTCGATGCGCATCCGTGTTGGGTGACGATGGTCGTGGCGAAGGCTGGCGAGTCGGGTGGCACGATCGCGGACGGCGGCCGCCCGCGCAACATGCGCAAGCGCTGGCCGGCTGCGGTAATCCAGGAGCTCGCCGATCACATGAACGAGCAAAACCCCTTCCGTGCGCCTGACGTGGTGGTAGGACATGATGATCCTACACCTCGCGGCAAACTGGTCGCGGGCTGGGCGGACGGCGACGAAGCCCACGCCGTGGGCATGATCGCGGACCCCGAGACTCAGAAGGCCATCGCCTCCGGTGATCTCGATACGTGCAGCCTCGATGTGACGGCGGATCTCCGCCAGGCTGCGGATGGCGTGTGGGAGGTGGAGAAGATCGGGCGGATGAATTCGATCGCCTTGGCGAATTCGCGCGCAGAACGTCCCGGCTTCCGCGACGCCGCGATCACGGCGGTCGTTCAGGAAACGGAGGCGGCGCCGACGTTGAAACAAGTCAAGGCGCTCATCGAGGAGCAGGGCTGGCGGCCGGAACAATTTTTCGGCGCCGAGGCATTGATGAAATCGCCTGCGGTCTCTGATGCTTTCAAAGCTGAGGAGAAACGCATCAAGGAGGAGACAGAGAAGGCCCAGGCCGAGACGGTGAAAAAGCTGACCGACGAAAAGGCCGCGCTGGAGAAAGAACTTCAGCCCGTTCTGGCCGCGAAGGCACAAGAAGCGGTCAAGAAGCTGGCGCTTGATTCGGAATTGCTCAAGAACAAACCGCACGGCCTACGCGAGTACGTGGCGGATCGGATATCAATCGAGATTGCCAAGATCGAGGACAAGGCCGCGCGGCAGAAAGCGCTCGACGAGGCGATCAAAGTGGAAATGGCGACGGTGGAGAAGTACAAGATGCAGTTCGCCCCGCCAGATCCAGCGCGAAAGGATGCGCCGGTCGAACGCGTACCGGAATCGGTAGCGAAGGACGATTACACGAAGCCCGAAAACAACCCCATGATTGCTGCGGGAAAGGATGAATAACCCGCCCGACCTGGGCGGATGCAATAGAAGAAAATCCTCTAAATCAGGAGAAACTGAAAATGGCTAACAAAGTTGCGACGCTCAAATGCAGCATCACCGAATGCGAAATGACCACGATGGTCGCAGGTGGGACTTACATCGCTTACGAGGTCCGAATCATCGGCGACAGGCCGGTCATTGCGGACCGAGCCTGCACGTCGGGCGAATCCTTCGGTGCGATTCTCTTCGCCCCGCTCGTCAGTCTGGCCGCTTCGACAGCCAGTAGTCTCGGCACGGCCGGATATACGAGTGGCCAGACCGTCTATCTGAATGATGCGGACTGCGGCGCTCAGGCCGGCACGGCCGGAGACGCGAATTGTGCCCGCATCGGCACGGCGATGGCCAACGGCGCGAAAACGGCGACCTCAATCCTCACCACGTTCGAGTCGAATGTGTACCTCGCGGAGAAGAATGCGCACCGCGCATAACCGCCGCGAGACCTAGTGGATATTTTCGTGCCTTCAAGACAGGAGAACTGAAATGATTTTCAATCCCGCAAAGATGAAAGATGAGCGGTGGAACATGCTCGATCCGGCGAATCGCGCCAAACTGCGAGTGGCTATTCAGGAGCTCGCGTTCAATCCGATCGAGAACATGCGGCATCGGCCCCAGGCGCGTCGGCAACTCATTGAGGTCATGACTCGCGCGCGCATTCAGGAATTGGAATCGTCCGCCGATTTTGCGACCCTCATCAAGGGCGCGGTCGGTTCCATCATCGCCACGGGCGATCTGCCCGATGAGGGCTATCGCCTGCTGTTCCAATTCCGCGACGATGTCGGGCGGGCAACGACCGGGTTCATCGTCCACAATGTCGTCTCCGGTCTCACGTGGGATCGCTACGTACCTGGTACGCCGATTGTGCCGACGAAGGTCACCGGGACGGACATCACCGTCTCGTATGACAGAGTGATCTCCAGCCTGCATGAGTATAAATACGTGGATTTTTTGCAGGGCAACTGGTACACGATCCAGAATGAGGCAGAGATGCAGCGCATGCGGTACTACATTGACAAGGCAGTCTACTTCTATGGGCTGATCGAAGCCACCACTCGCACACAGGCTTACGTGACGAGCGGGCTGACCTATCAGTACGAGAAAGACTGCGCGACGATGGATACCGCTGTGCAGACGGTCATCACCCAGCTCAAGGCTTATGGGGTGAATGCTCGGACTCGGCTCTACCTCCTGGCCCCCGAAGGGCTGCGGCAACGCATCACGGCCGCGCTCGCCGTGGTACCCGGCGCCGCGCCGAACCTCGCGTACA